ATGGCGATGGCTATGGCGATGGCTCTGGCTCTGGCTATGGCGATGGCTATGGCTCTGGCGATGGCTATGGCTATGGCTCTGGCGATGGCTATGGCTATGGCTCTGGCGATGGCTATGGCTATGGCTCTGGCTATGGCTCTGGCTATGGCGATGGCTCTGGCTCTGGCTATGGCGATGGCTATGGCGATGGCTATGGCGATGGCTCTGGCTCTGGCTATGGCGATGGCTATGGCGATGGCTCTTTATTATCGATCAAGAAAGTCGGCGACGATAACATCTACAACATTGACGAGACACCAACCGCCATTGACAACATCAAGGGCAATGTCGCTCAGGGCCGCATCTTGAAAGCCGACATGACCTGGGAACCGTGCTACATTGTCCGCATCGGCAACAGTTTTGCCCACGGCGAGACCGTACACGATGCCCAGCGTGACGCGATGCAGAAGCACATGAGCGACGCACCTGAAGAAGAAAGGCTCAAGATGTTCACCGACAAGTTCCCGACACTTGACACCGTTGTGACGGCCAAGGAATTGTTTGACTGGCATAACATCCTCACTGGTTCGTGCATGATGGGCCGCAAACAATGGTGTCAAGACAATGGTATCAATGTCGATACCGACACATTCACCATCAAACAATTCATCAAACTGACGCAGAACGCCTTCGGCGGCAGTACTATCAAAAAACTAACACAACTCTACAATTAAAAACTTCCAAGCAATGAAGAAATTACAAATTCTCGCAGCCATGATGCTGCTCGTGTCAATCAACATCAGTGCAGCCAACCAGTTCAGCATGTCGCCCAACGACACCGTCCGCATCCATCCCAACCGCTTGGACGGTTACAGCCAGCAGGTCATCAGTATGACCACCGACGGCTACTGCGACACCTGGACTATCGGCATGACCTACCCGCAAGGGATGACGGTGAAGCTGGTGTCTGGAATCACCCCGATGACGGGGATGTGCGTGGACTACATGAACGCGACTGGTGAGTGGATGACCTATGAACCGCAACTGCAAGTCAGTGCAGCCTATGCCAACATATCGGCCACGACTTCGGCATTGTTCGGGTTCTATGACTACGGTGCAGGAGTCCTCATCCCCTACGGCTCAGTGAAGTGGGAACCGGGCACCCGTCAGATGTTCAGCCTCAACCTCTATATCGAGCCGACATTCCGTGAGGGCTGGCTTATTATGGACGCGGTTTTCAACAGCTCGGCTGACAGCCGTGGCCCGATCCTGTCAAACGTGAGGGCTTACAAGCGCACCTACGTCTATGTCGGCTATGAGCGCGGCGACGTGAACGGCGATGGCCGCATCAACATCACCGACGTGACGGTACTGATGAACGCATTAAATGAACAAACCACAAACGGCACAAGCCTGGATGAGTTCCAGGCGAAAGCAGCCGATATGAACGGCGACGGCATCGTGAACATCACCGACGTGACGGTGCTTATCAACAAGATAAACAACGACTAAGAGTAGATTTCTTTTTCATAATTCTATCAATTGGGTTAATAGAAATGAATTAGTTCAAGCAGACCCGTGACGGGCATAGCGACGAGCGCACAAAAGTGTTAAGCGATTAAAGTAAGTTTTTCACACCGACCACCTGCGAGGGCCGTCGGTAAGGACGGAAAAGAGCCGCACCACGGGCAAGGCGGCAAGGGTTCTTGAATTTCCCGTTAATGAGCAGCTGTTCAACTCAGCATTCGTCCACAAGGTTTGTTTTATCAGGGAACGGGAGCGACCCGTGGAAGACCCCGCTGGACGTGTCCGGCAGTTTCAAAAATGTTCAGGCGCATAGTTGTTATGCGATTGACACCGTTTCAAATTTCACACGGGGGGACGTGTCCCCCAAACGGGAGGCCAGGGGCGACGTGTTCGCCGAGGCAGGGCAAAGTTAAGGAGTAAATTTTTTCATGATGATGTTTGGTTTTTAAAAGGTTAATTAAAAAGTGTGATAGTCGCCCGGCGGGTTCGATTCCCGCCACTCCCACCAAGTTTTTACTAACATTTACAAACAACTTAATTCTCGTGAAACTATGAGTTTATTTAAGAATCCTAACGAGTTGGAAATCAACTCAACCATCAAGATGCTGGTCTATGGCCAGCCCGGTATCGGCAAGACCACGCTGGCATTGTCGGCACCCAACCCCGTGCTGTTCGACTTCGACGGCGGCATCAGCCGAGTGAACAAGGCCCACCAATGCCCGACCCTACAGGTCAAGAGCTGGGACGAGGCACTGGCCGCGCTCGACGAGCTGGAGAAAGGCGAGGTTCCCTGCAACACCATCGTCATCGACACCGCTGGCAAGATGCTGGACTATATGTCCGACTACATCATGCGCAACGATCCCAAGATGAAGATGCGCGACGGGTCACTGGCACTGAAAGGCTATGGCCAGCGCAAGGTGATGTTCACCAACCTCATCAAGCGCATCAGCCTCATGGGTAAGAACGTGGTATTTGTGGCACACGAAAAGGAGGACAAGGACGGTGACGTGCGCCGTGTCCGTCCAGACATGAGCGGCAGTTCACTGGGTGACCTCATCAAAGAACTTGACCTTGTAGGCTATATGCAAGCCTACGGCAAGGAACGCACCATCTGCTGGACACCCAACGAGCAGTACTATGCCAAGAACACATGCAACTTGCCCGAATTTGAGAAAGTCCCCGTCATCATCGACGCACAGGGCGGCATCGCCGGCGAGAACGACTTCCTTGTCAAGACCTTTGAGGGTTATGCAGCCTATCTCAAGCAACAGGCCAAAATCGGTGAGGACTACAACGCGCTGACCGAGCAGATTGCAGCCGACATCGCAGCCATCACCGATGCGGACGGTGCCAACGCTTTCATCGCCAAGATTGACGATTACGGCCACATTTGGGACAGCAAGGCAAAGGCACGCCGCTTGTTCGCTGAACACATGGCCAAGGTGGAAGGTGTTACCTACGACAAAAAGACCAAGCGTTATGCAGCCGCGAATTGATTACTGCATCTATCCCACATTGCTCGACACCTGGTGGAAGTTCCAAAACCAACGGCTTGAGGATTTCTTCTACCAGGACGAGCAGGGCGGGTGGCATCTCAACTACAACGAGCAGACTGGTGAATACCACTACTCGCAGGAGGAGATGGATGCCCTGCTGGAGCAGGAGTTAATCGACAAGATTAACCGTGTTCCGCAGGAGCCCAGCGAGGCAGCAAGCAAGGGAACCATCTTCAACGAGATCGTGGACTGCATCATCGAACGCAGGGGGTGTCACCATGAAGGCTGGACGGTGGAATCAGTGGCCGATGAGAACGGCAACAAGACCACCATCCATGCCGCACTGGATGGCTTCGACTTCTACTTCGATGCCAATTTCTGCAAGCAGGTAGCGGGCTACTTCAAGGGGGCATTACCCCAGTACTACATCGAGGCCATCATGCCGTGCCGCTATGGTAACGTCAAGTTGTACGGCTGGATCGATGAACTCTGCAAGGATGTGGTCAAGGACATCAAGACCACCAAGCGTTACGAGTTCGGCAACTATGCCCACTACTGGCAGCGTCACGTCTATCCCTACTGCCTCATCGAGAGCGGTGACAGCAAGACCATCAAGGGTTTTGAGTTCACCGTCATCAAGTGGACAGGCGGCACCAAGTACGATCCCGTTTTGAGCGGTGAGATGTACAAGGAATATTACACCTACGACCACTGTGAATCGTCTGCCCTGATACGACAGGAGTGTGAGCGGTTTATCGAGTGGTTGGAGACCAATAGAGAGAAAATTACGGACAAGAAAATTTTTGGTGAGTAATGGAGACTTGTAATGATTTGACAAAGGGCAGCATAATTTATTATGTGGGGTATAAAAAGGTTATACCCGCAATGATTACAATGGTAAAAAAGGACGGTCTTGTGGTTTCTGCAAGATTTAAGTTCAATAAAGGAGAAGGGTTTATTCCATATTCAACTTTAATCACAGGTCACAAAAATGGTGACACTCTTGTAGGTGACAGTGGTAATATTTTTTATGTATGCAAGGATGTCGCAACCAACAAACTACGTGATGAGGAACTTAGGTCAAGAGCATTCGATTTACGTTGGCATTTAGGTGCATTGAAATTCAACACAACCGTACAATCATAGGACTTAATTAAATTTTTACAATCATGAGCGTAAACAAAGCATTCATATTGGGCAGGGTCGGCAAAGACCCGCAAGTGTCCCACATCAACGACACCAAGAAGGTATCGTTCAGCATGGCGACCACCGATAGAGGCTACACCACCAAGAACGGTGTCAACGTCCCCGACCGCACCGAGTGGCACAACATCGTGGCATGGCGAGGACTGGCCGAGGTGTGCGAGAAGTATGTCCACAAGGGCGATATGCTCTACATCGAGGGCAAGATTACCAACCGCAGCTGGGAGAAGGACGGCCAGACCCACTACATCACCGAAATCGTGGCCGAGGTGGTTGAGCTGTTCCCCAAGAACCAGCAGGGAGGTGCAGCACCACAACCCGCACCCATCCCCGGAAACGAGACCCCGTTGTGGGAAGACCCTGCACCCAAGAACGACGATGAACCATTCTAAACGATGGTAGAGATCAGCAACAGCCAACGGGATCAGGCGGTGCGCTACTTGCAAGTGTTCGCCGACATGATGGACAACAACCGAGACATCAAGGTTGTGAACATCTGCCGTCTGGCCCGGAGGCTGGCTAAACAACTGGAGAAACGAGAGAAGAAATGAACGGCTGGATTAAGATACACCGAACAATGCTGGAGTGGGAACACTTCAACGAGCCAAGCGTGGTGACGGTATTCCTGGCCATGCTGCTTGTAGCAGACAACGGGCAGACGGATATCGGCCTGGGTGGTCTTGCAGCCATCACGGGATTGTCAAAGAATACCATCCGTCACGCACTCGCCAAGCTGGTCAAAAGCGGTGAGATAAAAAGGCAGACCTCAACAGGTCAAAGAACCATCACCACAATCACCAACTGGAACGAGTACCAAGTGTATCAAAAATTGACACACAAACCAAAAAAGAGTGTATCAAAAATTGATACACCAGTGTATCAAAAATTGACCCAAAGTGTATCAAAAATTGATACACATATAAAGAATAAGAATAATAAAGAAGTTGTTGTTGCAAATGCGCACGCACGCACGCACGAGGAATTTGTGGCAAATGCGTTGACGGATTTGGCCGTTGAACGTGGCTGCATGGCGATGAAGATAACCAGGGACGAATACCGCCAGTTACTGACCGAGGTAATCAACGACTGGGAGTACCGCCAACTGCAAGACAACGAGTGGACACTGACCCACCTGCTGGCGCAAATGCGCATCAAGCACAACATAAACAACCGCAACAATGGACAATATCAACAAACTGGTAACGACATCCGTGCAAAACTTGACCAAGATGCCGTCAAAGCGATGGCCGCACTTGCAAGCCGCAGCCAGCGCACTGAGGAAGTGCCATTCTAACTTGGCATCGTTCTGCACGATGTTCAACCCCGACTTGCAACAGGTGGTGGCCGACAATCTTGACCGTGCGCTGTTCGGCACCGCACCGATGTTATGCACACTGGACGCAGCCTACGGCGAAGGTAGCGCGACGCAATGGCTCATCCCGCAACTGCACAACCTGTGCGCAGCCGTGGGTGTGAAGACCAAGCTGGACGATACACAACTGTCAGAGCTGGCAACGATGATCCGCAAGGAGTTCGGCTACCTCAAGGCTACCGAGGTGATGCTGTTTGTGTGGCGGTTCAAGGCCGGGCATTACGGCGAACTATACGGCGCAGTCGATCCCGTGCGCATCATGCGTGCATTGCGTGGCCGATTCAGCGAGGAGCGTTCCAAACACATCGAACTGCATGAGGCGATGGAGAAAGACCAGGAACGTCAACGCTGGGCGGCAGAGGCCGCGACCCCGGCACAAATTGAGGAAATCAAGAAACGATTATCAAACAAATAAAATTACTTACAACTATGACACCGAGCAAAGAAGAATTAGAGACGTATTTCAACGAACTGAGCCACTTCGACAAAGAGGGTGAGCGTGTATGGTTCTGGGCAGGTATCGCCGCCTATTGCCACCTGTCATCACAAGGCAGTAACCAGTGGAGAAAAGAACACGGATTTGAAACCATCAAAGACTGAACGACATGAGCAAGAACGAAAAATCATGGTTTGACCGGCTGACCGAAGACATCACCGACAGCTATTTCGAGGCCCGCAACAGCGAGTACACCACACCGAAGGCGGTGCTGGGTATCGTCCACTTCGACGACGGCAGTTTCTTGGAGGTGGAACTGGACAAGAACAACGGCGTGAAGGTGATGCCCTACCATGCCGACGAGAAGTGCGACAGGGCATTGCCCAACATCACCAAGTTCATCGAGGACAACCTCATCAGCTGGGAGGAGCTGGCCGAGCAATACGAAGACGCCTGGCCTGAAGACGAGTGGCAAGCGCACGGATTCCGCAACGAGGCAGATTATTGGCATTATAGACTTGGATAAAAACAAACACGATATGACACAAAAGCAATTCAACATCGAAGATGCCCGCAAGATCATGACGGGCGAAATGTATGGCAGGGTGATGACCCGCGACGGATTCCCCGTCACCATCCTGGTGTGGGACTTGAGGCCCACGTTCCCGCTGGGCGGCATCGTCCACCTTGGCGATGACAACGACTACCTGCGCGAGTGGACTGCAAAAGGTAAGGCCGACAAGAGACCCAACGTCACCATGAGGTGCGACTTGGTAATCGAAACGGAAGGAGGCGAGTTATGAAGTGTAAAGTATGCAAGTGGGCGAATCACCCGCCCTGCCCGAAGAATATCCCGTGTTGCGACTGCCACGACGAGTGCAACAGCCGCCAGTGTGTTGAAGAACCGAAGACCGAGACCAGAGTCTGCACCAAGTGCGGGCGTGAGCTGCCGTTGACCGACTTTTATAGAAACAAGAAGGGCTACCGCACCGAGTGCAAGCATTGCAGCATCGAGCGCACGATGCGCCAGCGCAAAGGCGATCAGCACCAGGTCAAGCACCACATCGTCATGCACGGCGAGCCGAAACAACGGAAACCCCGTGTCGCCAACGGCAACGGCGATCGCAGCGACTATATGCACCAGTACTACCTTGAACACAAGGAGAAACTGACGGCCAAGAACCGCGCCGACCAGCTCAGGCGTGCCGAGTTGAAACGTGCAGCCTCCACCGAAAAGGCCGAGAAGGGGTGCCTGTTGTGTGCGAACTATCCCTGCTTTGACGGCATTGAGAATTTAGAAAGTGACTTTGCAAAAGAGGGATGCCACGCATTCCGGGAAAGAAAGGAGAAACAATGAACATCAATCCAAACAACGAATCAAGCGCAAGCCAGTGCGCACAGATAAAAGACTGGCTGGAACAGGGCAACGTCATAGACGGGATGATTGCACTTAACCTGTTCGGGTGTTTCCGTCTGCCGAGCCGCATCTGCGACCTCAAGCAGCGTGGCATGAAGATAACCGACCGCTGGAAGGTCACGAAGACCGGGAAGCGGGTTAAAGAGTATTTGTTGGCGATATGAGCAAGAAAATTGGGCTTGTGGATGTGGAATATACACTTTGCGATTGTCTTGAAGGTATGTGCAAACTACCTGACAAATCCGTCGATATGGTCATGTTTGATGCGCCATTCTATCAGGAAATGCAAGAGGGTGGGGAAAGGGATAAGATGGGAAACTATAAGCAATGGATGACCAAGATGGTTGCAGAGTTTGACCGCTTGCTCGTTGATGGCGGCAACATCGCATATCTAAATGCACCCATATATATCTATCAAACAATCGGCATTTTCCTTGAAAGGTTTATCTTCCGCAATGATATTCCGCTTGTTCGCCCATCATCATTCAACCCTGCATGGATGTTAGGTATGCAACACAACCTGCTTGTCTTGCTTTGCAAAGGCAGCAAAAAGGTCAAATGGAACGGCAGTAAGACCAACCACAATAAGGCATCATTAACCGATGTGTGGAGTGATATTAAATATCGCAATGGGTATCGGCATGGTAGTGACTGGCACCCAGAGGCTATTCAAAAAGATTTGACTACTCGCTGCATCACGCTGCTGTCAAATGAAGGTGATTTGGTTCTTGACCCTTGTATGGGTTCAGCGACAACCGCTATCGTCTGCATTGAAAACGGAAGGAGGTTTATTGGCTTTGAGAAGAACGAGAAATATTATAGGATATGTGAACACCGAATTAAAGACGCATTACAACCGACAATATTTTAAACTATCAAATGACAAAGAAATATCAAGACCTACAACCGACCCGCCACTACTATATCGGCATCGATCCCGATGTGGACAAGAACGGCGTGGCCATCGTTGAGAAAGAGACCCGGCACCTTGAGTGCGCCGCACTGACATTCGCCCAGACACTCGACTACCTGCAATGGGTATGCAGCAGAGCAAGCGAAGTCGGTGCATCCGTCAAGGTGTATGTCGAGGCAGGGTGGATGTGCCGCACGAACTGGCATCTCAAGAAGTGGGACAACCGAGGGCAGGTCGTTGCCAAAGGTGTGTCCCAGGGACGCAACGAACAGGTCAGCCGTATGCTCGGCG